ATGTGAGATGGCGAAGATGTCTATGAAGGAGTGGGAAAAGTCCCCGATGGATAAGAAAAAGGACGCAGCGCTCAAGAAAAAGGGCGTCAAAGAAGGCTCGAAAATGGATATGAAGATGGACAAGGCCGCACTGGCGGCTTACAATAAGAAGATGAAAAAGAAATAGACCCATCTAAGATTGAATGTGGAATGGACCTAACCGCATCAAATGCGAAAGTTGTCGAGTGGCCAGAGAAGCTCCAATGCTTGTTCTGGCCGCAAGTCAATGGTTTGCCTGTTCGCTACCGGGTGTTGTACGGGGGGCGCGGTGGTGCGAAGTCATGGGGTATTGCTCGGGCGCTTGTCATTTTGGCAGCAAAGCGCCCACTTCGTATTTTGTGCGCTCGTGAATTTCAAAACTCAATTCGTGACTCGGTGCATAAAGTACTGAGCGATCAGATTGATCTTTTGGGATTGACGGGCTTTTACCAAATTGAACAGGCTCGTATTTTTTGCCCTTCGACAGGTTCGGAGTTCTCTTTCGAGGGGATTCGTAACAATGTCACGAAGATTAAGTCATATGAAGGTGTGGACATTTGTTGGGTGGAAGAGGCGAACAAGGTCACGAAAAGCTCGTGGGAAGTGCTTATTCCGACTATTCGTAAGGAAAATTCTGAGATCTGGGCGTCGTTTAACCCGGAACTTGAAACTGATGATACGTATGTAAGGTTTGTCCTGCAGCCTCCCAAGAATGCGATTGTGCAGAAGATCTCGTGGCGGGATAATCCGTGGTTTCCGCAGGTTTTGAAGCAGGAAATGCTTGATCTGAAGGCAAAAGATCGCGATACTTATTTGCACGTTTGGGAGGGCGAGTGCCGGAAAAGCCTCGAGGGAGCGGTTTATGCTGAAGAATTGCGTGACTGCGCTGAAGAGGGGCGCATCACTGCTGTTCAGCATCATTCTAGTTCTGTTGTTAATCTTTATCTTGATCTGGGCCGGTCAGATAGCACGTCGATTATCTTTGAGCAATACGTCGGAATGCAAAGACGAATTATTGATTTTTACGAAAACAGACTGAAGGGACTTGACCACTACATTCACATTTTGAGGTCGAGGCGAGGTTCCACGGGCGAATTGTATGATTATGGGACCTGTTGGTTGCCGCATGATGCGCGAGCGAAGACGCTTGGATCGAAGAAGTCGATTGAAGAGCAGATGCGTGAAGCAGGATTTACTGTGCGGATTGTGCCGAGGTTGAGCAAGATCGACGGGATTATCGCGGCGCGAAGCATTTTCCCGACTTGCTGGTTTGACGCGACGCGGTGCGAAAAGGGCCTCTTACACGCCCTTCGTCATTACCATTACGCGGAAAACCCAACAACTGAAACCCTTTCAAACGAGCCTGTCCACGACTGGTCGTCCCACGCGGCTGACGCTTTTCGGTATATGGCGATTGCGTCCAGCGATGGCGGAAGTGATGGCCGAGTGCGTAAGGTGGCGGGGGCGCTTAAACGCCAGAGTGGCCTTATGGGCGCAATTCAAGGTTTAGGCGAAAGCCTGGGATGGATGGGATAAATGGCACGTCAGGCAGTAGACAGCGACAAGTTCCAAAAAGTTCTCAAGCGCGCCCAGGAACGGTTTAAGCGTTGTGAGGGTTGGGAAAGCTACGCCAGGCGTTTGTTTATGGACGACATTCGCTTTGCAAATGCTGACGCTGACAATAAGTATCAGTGGCCGACAAGGATGTGGAATGACCGGCAGCGCGACGAGCGCCCGGCTTTGACGATTAACAAGACTCGCCAGCATAATCTAAACATCATCAACGATGCGAAGATGAATAAGCCGGGGATTAAGTATAGGGCGGCTGGGAATGGTGCGACGGCTGAAGCTGCGCGCATTTGGGACGGAATTGCTCGGCACATTGAATATCAGTCGAACGCCCCGGCGCATTATGATTATGCTACAACTTTCCAGGTCGAAGCTGGCATTGGCTATCTGCGTGTCAACACAGATTACGTTGACGAGAACTCGTTCGACCAGGAAATTTATATTACAAGCATCGCGGACCCACTGACTGTTTATCTCGATCCCGATGCGCGGGCTCCTGCGAAAGAAGACATGCGCTTTGCCTTCATTTTTGAAGACATGCCGAAAGAAGTTTTTGACCAGAAATATCCGCAGTATAAGCAATACGCGGGGCGAGAAATTCTGGTTGGCGAAAAAGGATGGTTTGACGAAGACCATGTGCGCGTCGCGGAGTATTTTGAGGCGGAAGACATTGACGATGAGTTGTTGATGTTTGCAGGGCCTAATGGCCAGCCGATGACGCTTATGGCGTCGGACCTGCGGAAGGTCGATCCGAAAAGCGAGATTTTTGATGATCCGATGACGCGGAAGCGGCCAGTTACGCGCCGAGTCATTCACTATCACTTCATCGTCGGCAACCATGTTGTTGAGGAAGAGGAAAAGATCTGGATTGGCAAGACCATTCCGATCATTCCAGTTATCGGCGAAGAAACCATTATCGAGGGCCGTATGGACCGTAAAGGTCATACACGCGCTCTTAAAGATCCCCAGCGTATGTATAATTATTGGGCGTCTGCTGCAGTCGAATACGGAGCCTTGCAGTCCAAAACCCCGTGGATTGTCGGGGTGGAAAGTGTAGAAGGCTTTGAGGAATATTGGGCTACGGCTAATCGTCAGAACCACGCTTATTTGCCTTATCGGTCTGTTGGAGATGATGGAAAGCCTCTTACTCCACCTGCTCGTATTGAGCCACCTGTGCCATCGCCGGTCGCGCTGAAAGGCATGGAAGTCGCTAACGTCGAAATGCAGATGGTTTCCGGGCAATACGAAAACCAACTGGGTATGCAGGGGAATGAGCGGACTGGAAAGGCGATTGCTGAACGTCAGCGTCAAGGCGATCGCGCTACTTATCATTTCATTGATAATCTTGCTATTGCTATTCGCCAGATTGGAAAGATCATTCTTGATCTTGTGCCGAAGGTTTATGACACGGATCGGGTGATTGCTATTCTTGCTGAGAACAACGAGAGTCTCGAAGTAAAGCTCGACCCGCAGTTGCAGCAGGCGCACATGCTGGAACTGAACGAAAATAATGAAGTTATTGGGCGGTTGTTGAATCCAGCGATTGGCACGTATGAAGTTATGTCGGATGTGGGGCCGGGATACGCCACAAAGCGAGAAGAAGCGTTTAATGCGCTTACGCTTATCCTGACGCAAAATCCTGCGCTGACTAGCATCATTGGCGACATCATGTTCCGCGCTGGTGACTTTCCAATGGCCGAAGAAGCAGCCGAGCGGCTTAAAAGAATGGTCCCGCCGCAAGCACTTGGCCAAGGTCCGTCGCAGAACGAGCAGATGCTTGGACAACAGCTTCAGCAAATGCAGCAAGCCCTCCAAGCCACCATGGATGAACTTGCGAAAGAAAAAGGCAAATCGCAGGCTCGGCTTGAAAAGCGCGAGGTTGAGGTTTACGACGCGATCACCAAGCGCCTTGATGTGCTAATTAAGAATGCGGGGCTGACGCAGCCGCAGACTTCGCTGGTGGCTGATGAGGCCGTGCGCGAAAGTCAGGACGTTCCGATCAGTGATACATACGAGGGGCATGAAGATCAGATGCCGGGAAGGCAGATGGCGTTGCCGTTGGAAGATCACGAAATTCCCGAAGGAGGCCAGCGCGCTCCTGACGGGCATGTATATGCGCCGCACCCGCAGATGCCTGGTGTTATGGCCCGAGTGACAAGAGGGTGATATGACGCAAGAAACTCCTTTCGTAGACGGTTTTCGACTTATCGATGGCACGACGCTGAATGATGTTGTCGCGAACCCTGTGTGGTCAACCGCATCATCTGTGACTGCGACGACCGGCGGAACTGTCACGACATCTGTTCGGATCACCGAAACCCTTACGCGAGTCACGAGCGCCACGCTGAACGCGGGCGTTTTGTTGCCGCAGGCTTTGCCAGGGCAGATTGCAATCATCAACAATTCTTCCGCGAATAATATAGTTGTGTTTGCGGCTGGCGGATCGACTGTGTACGGCGTGCCCGGAAATGTCGGCTACACGCTGAATGCAGGGGCAACGCAGATCTTTTCCGCATTTGCGACGAATGTTTGGGATATTTTGTATTTCCCTGTTGCGTCAAGTCCTGCGGGTGGATCAGTTGGGCAGGTGC